AAATCATTAGCTTATGAGTATTCAGGTAATTATGCAGAAGATGTATCAGATGTAACTAAAGTACCTGTTCATAATCTTTTGGTTTATAACTTAAAAGATGTTTTATCTACTTGGTTTGTATATGAGAAATACTATCCTAAAATGGTAGAAGATGAACAGGAAACTATTTATAAGGATTTATTTCTACCTAGTCTTAAAACACTAATACAAACTCAATTAGTTGGTTTTAGAATTAATGTTAATGCATTAGATAAATTAACTGCTGATTTAAATAAACAGTATGATGATTTAATTAATAAGTTACTACAATATCCTGAAATCAAACTAGTAGAACATATCTTAAACCAAAGAGAATTAATTAAATGGAATAATGATGGTAAACATAAGAAAGTAAAAACTATTAAAGATTTTAATAAAACCTTTAATCCAGGAAGTACTAACCATGTAGCTATATTGTTATATGATGTTCTTAAAATACCTGTTATTGAACTGACTGAGGGTGGTCAACCTTCATGTTCATCTAAGACTTTAAAAAAATTGATAAATAGAATTACTGACCAAAGATTATTAGATATTCTTCAATTATTTATTGATATATCTGCTGTTGACCAGATATTAGTTCTATTTATTCCTGCATTTCAAAGAACACCTACTATGAGTGATGGTACTAAAGGTTTATTTGGTTCATTCAATTTAGGTGGAACTAAAACAGGTAGATTATCTAGCTCTAAACCAAATCTACAAAATTTACCTTCTACAGGTTCACCATATGCTAAACCTGTTAAAGATATATTTGTAGCACCTAAAGGATTTATATTTGTAGGTGCAGACCAAAGGAGTTTGGAAGATAGAATCAGTGCATTAACTACTAGAGATCCAAATAAGATAAAAGTATATACAGAGGGGTATGATGGTCACTGTTTACGGTCTTATTCATATTTCCAAGAAAAAATGCCTGATATTACTGAAGAAATTAATAAAGGTGAAAAATCAGAAGTAGAAATTATTAATTCTATTAAAGTTAGATACCCTGAGTTAAGACAGAAATCTAAGAGTATTACTTTCTGTTTAACTTACAGTGGTACTAAATATGCTCTTATGCAGGAATGTGGATTATCAGAAGAAGATGCAATCCAAGCTGAATCAAGATACCATGAACTGTATAAAGTATCAGACCAATGGGTTAAAGACCATGTAAATAAAGCTTGTAAAGAGGGTTATGTTACATGTGCTTTTGGTTTAAAATTAAGAACACCTTTAATTAAGAAAGCTATTATGGGAGATAAACATACACTGAAAGAGGCTAGAGCAGAGGCTAGAACAGCAGGTAATGCACTAGGTCAATCGTGGTGTTTACTTAATAATAGAAGTGCTAATGAAGTAATGCAAATAGTATGGAACAGTCCATATAAATATGATGTATTACCTGTAGCAGAAATTCATGATGCTCTATATTTCTTTGTTAAAGATAATTTAGAGACATTATCTTGGTTTAATAAAATATTAATTAAAGCTATGGAATGGCAGGAAGATCCTATTATTGCTCATGATAAAGTTAAATTAGGTGGAGACTTGGAAGTATTCTATCCTACGTGGGCTCATGGTATTGATATACCTAATGGAGCTTCTAAAGATGAAATTGTAGAGGTATTACTGAATGAGAAGAATAACAAATGATTTAGGTATAGATAATATTATTGCTACTTGGCTTGCTAGTAATTCTTATAGTGGTAAGAAACAAGGTAAATGTATATCTGCTACTACACTGTTAAGAAGTACACAGCAACAGGTATTAGGCTATCGCTGTATGAATAGTGATGATTATGTAGAACAGGTAGATATAAGTACATTACTTAAATCTCAAATAGGTACTGCTCTACATAAATCTATTCAAGATACATGGGAATCCAAAGGATTAAGAGAGAATGGATTAATTAATCTAGGTGTTTCACCTGAGAAGATAGCTAAGATTTGTGTTAATCCTGAGAATCCAAGTCCTGATAAATATAATTTATTCTTTGAAAAAAGAGTAGAGAAAGAATTTAAAGGTTGGACTATTACAGGTCAATTTGATTTGGTTTGTAATGGTAATTTACATGATTTTAAATCTACTAGTACTTATACTTATGTAAATAAAACCAAAGAAAAAGATTATATTTTACAGGGTAGTATTTATAGGTGGTTAAATCCTGAATTGATTACAGGTGATTTTATTACCATTCATTATATATTTACTGATTGGAATAAGAACTATACACTTAGTAATCCTGATTATCCTAAGTGTCCTTTTGTAAGTGTTAAATTACCCTTAATGAGTATTGCTGAAATTGAAACATTTATGAGTAATAAGATTATGGGTATAGAGGCTTATCTTGAGGAAGAGAATCTACCTGAATGTGATGCTAAAACATTAATGATAGATGAGGTATGGCAATACTTTAGTTCTAATACTGCCCTACGGGCAAGCAAGAACTTTAATAGTCTTATTGAGGCTAATGCTTATTTACTATCTAAAGGTGGTAAAGGAGTAATTAAAAAGAAAGCTTCTGAACCTAAAGGTTGCAGTTATTGTAGCTGTAGAAATGTATGTAAGCAGTATAAACGATTTGTTAGTGAAGGTTTAATTAAGGAGTAATATGAACATAGAAGAAGAAATTAAGAATGCTCAATATGACCCTACTATGGAAAAGATTTTAGGTATTATTGAGCGTAAAACCAATAACAATTCACACAATTATTTTAGAGTTGTTATTTCATTTTATTTGGCTCAAGTAGCATCATCAATGAGATGTAAAATTAAAGGTAAAGTAAATAACAATGTACCTGTTAATATGTATGCTTGTGGCTTGATGCAATCAGGAGCAGGTAAAGGTCATAGTCAGGATATACTTGAATCGCAGGTAGTTAATAAATTTAGAAATACATTTATGAACTCTACTATGCCACATGTTGCTAAAACTTCTATTGAGAAATTAGCTACTCAAAAGAGTATTGTAACAGGTATGCCTGTAGATGAATGTTTAAAAGCATTAACTGCAGAATATGTAGATTATGGTAATTTTCCATATGCATTTGATAGTGCTACAGGACCAGCATTTAAACAAGTTAGAGCTAAAGCACAGTTAGCTAAAATAGGTGCATTATCATTTATATGTGATGAAATAGGTTCTAATATATTAGCTAATCCTGAGTTATTAGCTATTGGTTTGGAAGTATTTGACTTAGGTAAAACCAAGAATAAATTAACTAAGGATAGTGCTAACAATAAGAGAGCAGAATCAAGAGAAGACCCTGTACCTACTAATATGCTTTGGTTTGGTACACCTGCTAAATTACTTAATTCAGGTAAAGAAGAAGATGAATTTTATTCTCAATTACAGGCAGGATATGCACGTAGATTATTCTATGGTGAGGGCACTAAACAAAATAAGAAATTTAAATCAGGTAAAGAATTTAGAGAAGATTTACTTAAAGGTAATTCAGATAAAACATTACAAGATTTATCTGATAGTTTAGGTATATTATCTAATCTTCAATACTATGATAAAACATTATTGTTAGGTGATGCTGAAGAAGAATTATTATATGATTATCAGCTTTATTGTGAACAAAGAGCTGAATCATTATCTGATGAGGCTACTGAGGCTTTAAGTAAAGCTGAATTAAGTACACGTCATTGGAAAGCTCTTAAATTAGCAGGTGCATATGCATTTTGTGAAAAGAGTAATACAGTAGAGCGTAGACACTTATTAGCTGCATTTAAATTAGCTGAAGATAGTGGTCAATCATTTAGAAAGATTATGTATAGAGATCCTGATTTTGTTAAGCTTGCTAAATACATCAGTAAAGCAGGTAAACCATTAACTTATGCTGCATTAGCAGAGGTATTACCATTCTTTAAGGATAAACAGAAACAAGCTACAGAGTACCTTATTACTTTGGCTTCTGCATGGGGATATGATAATGGTATTGCTATTAAATCATTTGAGATAAATAAAATACCATTCCTTGAAGGACAAAGACTAGAAGAAACCAATTTAGAAAAACTTATTATTTCTACATCTAATGATATTTCTAATAACTATCAAAACCAAGAAATACCATGGACTAAGATTAATAGATTAGGTAAAGCTAATGGATTGCATTGGTGTACACATCACTTTATGCCTGATACAGCACACCCTGAATTAGGTAATCATAGAAGTCAAAAGTATGTAATACCAGCTTTTAATTTGTTGGCTTTAGATATTGATGGTAATTGTTCTATTGAATCAGCTCAAGAGATTTTAAAGAATTATACATATTGTATTTATACTACTAAATCTCATACCGAGGCTACGCCTCGTTTTAGAATAATCTTACCAATGAAATATAAGTTATTCTTAAATAAAGATGATTATTCAATCTTTATGCAAAATATCTTTGATACATTACCATTTGTAGGTATTGATGCTCAAACCAAAGATATTGCTCGTAAATGGTTAACTAATGATGGTCAGGTATTTATGAATAAAGGTGAATTATTTGACCCTAGACCATTTATTCCTGATACAGCTCAAGATAGGGAACGTAAAGAGAAGATTAAACAATATGGAGATATTGATAATATTACTCGTTGGTTCTTAGAGCGTATTAAAGAGGGGAATAGGAATTGTCAGTTATTCCGTTATGGTATGATGTTAAAAGACCAAGGTTATGATATTAATGAAGTTGAAAGTAGAATACTTGGATTAAATGCTAAGTTGGAAAAACCATTAGATATTAATGAAATTCATACTACTATCATTCAATCAATATCAGTTAAATAATTACCTTCTATTAATGAGAGAGATTGATAGTGACATTCTTGGTAATGTGATAACCGAGGGTCAGATATGTTCGGATTTATCTTTAATTTGTGCAGGTGTTTTATAGCAGTTTGCAGAATATTTAAAATTAAGTTCTAAATGTATTTAGGTAATAATATCACTCTTCAAGGGGACGTAAGTTCCCTTTTTATACTTGAAATTTTTTAATTATTTGTTTAAATATCCAGCCTACGGCTGTTAATGGTTTTTATGTTTGGAGAAAATAAATGCCAAAGAGATTAATATGTGTAGTAGGACAATCAGCTAGTGGTAAAACATCATCACTTAGAGGATTAGACGAACAGGAAAAAGTACTTTATCTTGGTTGTGAATCAGGTAAAGGTGTTAATTTTCCTAATAAATTTAAAAAGAAAGTTATTACAGAACCATTAAGTGAAATGGTTGGAGATAACTCATATATTAGACAAGCAGGAGCACACCCTGATAAGTTTAATACTATTGTTATTGACAGTCTTACATTCTTAATGAGAATGTTTGAAATTAAATATGTTAAAACTGCAACCAATACAATGCAAGCTTGGGGATTGTATGGAGATTTCTTTGATAATTTACTTAATCAAGAAATTCCTAAATTACCACAAAATGTTATAATTACAGCTCATACGAGTGATGTATATAATGAAAAAGAAATGGTAACTGAAACCAAGATTAAATTAAAGGGAGCAGTTATGAACATTGGTGTTGAATCTTATTTCAATGATATTGTTGCTTGCAAGAAAGTACCTATCAGTGAATTAGAGAAATACCAGAATGACCTTCTGCATATTACAGAAGATGATAGAGATTTGGGATATAAGCATGTTATTCAGACACGCTTAACCAAAGAAACCAGAAATGAAAGAATCAGAAGTAACCCTGATACATGGAGTAAAAATGAAACCTACATTGATGGAAATATTAAATTAGTTTTAGATCGTTTAAATTCATATTATGGAGATTAAAATATTATGGCAAAGATTGATTTTGGTTTAGATGCACCTTTAAATGAAAAAGAACTTTATGAGAATCCTACTACAAGTACAGTATTAGACTCAGGGTTATATCAGGGTTTATTGAAATACATTTACTTTACAACTGTTGGAGCTAACAAGACAAAAGTAGCTAATGCAGTAGTTGAGATTAATGGTATTTCAAGAACATTCTCTATGTTCTATTGCTATTCAGCTACAGGTAAACCAACAAGAATTACTAATGGTAAGAAAGAAGTAATGCCAGGCTTTAAACAGCTTAATTCTTTGGCTTACTGCGCATGTGGTAAACCTATTACTGAATGTGACCAAGAAGATAAGACAATCATGGTACATGATTGGAAAGAGAATAAGGATAAACCTGAACTCGTTAAAGCTGTTATTGATGTAATGGATACTAA